AAATGTATTCGCTAATGGTATTCTTATAGTCGCCAATGGCGATCAAATAGCCGCACATCCTAGGGCAGGTTGTCTCCCCGATGTATCTACCCTTTCAGTAAATTCAACCACAGTTTTTATTGGAAATGATGGGGTAGGTCGAATTGGAGACAGGTATGGTAATAATATTATTACCAAAGGATCAGCAAATGTTTTTGCTGGTTAACTCAAATCATACTATAACGTAGACTCTGAATAATAAAAGGATCCTGATTACGAATCGCGGTCCTACTATTTACTGAGGTTGTGTTGTTAACAGTCGATACAGGAGCATTTACTATATTGGTAGATGCTTCTGTTTTAGTTTGTTCTTTGGCATCTTCTACTGCAATAGTATTTGACTTAATGGTCTCAGTTAAATCTTTGTTTTCTTCTCCCTTTGTTCCCATTAATGTCTCAAAATTTTCATAGAGCCCCATGACACCTCCAGCCACGCCACCTAGTCCAGCGCCGATAGCCGTACCTACTCCGGGTACTACGCTACCCAACATGGCGCCCATTCCGGCATAGCTAGCCGCTTTCGCGCCGATACGGGCGCCCGCCCCTAGTTTTTCGTGCCCAGCCTCTTCTAGCGCGTCGCCACCCGCGTTGAGCGCCATTTCCCCTAGTAACCCACCAATACCACCTGAGACGCCTCTGAGCAGTGCGGGGCCGCGTGCCAGAACGCCAGCCTTAAGTACACCTAACCCCCGAGAAAGACGTGAGCCGCCGGACGGGGTCGGGCGCGGTGGGGTCGGCGCATTTTTACCGACACCTAATGGACTAGGGACTATCGCAGCCATATCAGTTAATGTCGACAAAATTGAGCCAGATGGTTTCGCGGCTCCCGTTACACCGGAGCCCATATTAGTATTATTTGAATTCGCAGCTTTCTGAAATCCCCCACCATTATTTTTCTCTAGTCGAATTTCCTCGGCGTGGAGTTCGGCTAGATTACCACTCTTTACCAGCTCATCAATATTATCTGATGTTTCTTCTTGTACTTTATGAGAAATAATACCCGCGGAAACTATCTTTTTAAGTTCTGCTAGCTGTTGCTCATCTATATCAGATAGATTATTGATATTTGTGTTAGAACTATTTGTGTTCGACACATTTCCAGCTTTGTTAGAACTATTTGTGTTCGACACATTTCCAGCTTTGTTAGCCGTCATATCGGACGGCTTATATCTTGTCGCAATTATACCAGATAAACCGATTGTTGGCTCTACTCTCTTTGCCTGATTTATGGTATCGGTTTTATAACTATTAAATCTGTTTGAAACAGACATCATCATCCCATTAGATTGACTAATATTTGAATTAGATACATTTGAACTAACAGAGCTATCTGTGTTAGTTCGATTATTAGTTGGTGTAGGAGATGGAGCATTACCGAATGCGACTCTAAGATTTAAAGCTAAAGCATCCATAGCATTAATCAGTAGATCACTTTTTCTTAGCTCCTCGCGTGATAACAATAATCTCTTTTCATCGAGGGTTAACTGTCTCTCATTTAATAGCTTTTCCTTTTCTTCCTCATTGGAACCGAAACTATTAAATGGATCCTCTAAGCCATTGGAATTTAAAGAGCCACTAGTAATTGATTTGATGTCTTGTATCATGTTAACTTTGCATTTTTTGTTTCTTTTCTTCGAGATACTGCTTTAATAATATAACATAAACTTCCCGTTCATAAGGAATCATGTTGTTTAGATCGCCTAAAGTATAACCGTGGTGTTTCATTAAAGCAAAATTCATTTGCAGATGATTGATCAGGTTATCAGAACTTAGGCATACTAAAAAAAATTATTGAGCCCCCTTAGCGTTTTATCATGATGCGTTCTACAGTTGGGGCAGGTCCAATCGAATGTTAGACGTGTTTCTGGCATAGTATCAAAAAACTGGGCTAACTTATCATATTGAACTGATGTGAACTTCTTAACAAACTTTAACATCGTTTCGGGAGTTTCATCTTTTGCATGATACTGATTGTCACCATCAAATGCTGTCTTGATCGATAGCGCAATCATTTTCATTTTGGTATCTTCAGAATCTTCATTTACAGTAATAGAGGTCATCTCATCAATAGACGGGAAGCGCATTGTGACTGCTAGACTATCGGATAACTTAATAGTAGACTTATTCTCCGGGTCAATATACACTATCATTTTATCCAGAGGAATTGCTATCGGAGTAACAGTTTCACAGGTCGGGCATGTAATTTGAATTAATGACTCTTCACCTATTGACTTCATTCTAATTTTAACAAATAGAAATTCTACGTCGAATGAGGTCAGATAGTCAGTCGCAGAAGCTGGTGAAACACAAGCTTTAACTACCGATGTGATCGTATTAAGCATTGTTAACATATCCTCAGACTCCTGGGCGGCTAATAGAGCTTTTTCCTCTATTACCAGAAAGGGCCGATATGTGATCTGTAATTTTGTAGAGGGAATAGTTTCGGTATAGATAGGAGTAGTTACAATATCAAGAATGCTCATAGTTTATTTTCCTTCTTTGAAAGTAAGGCCGATAGTTCAGCAGTAGTCCCACTGAATACAATATTGTTAGTAGTACTATTATTCTGTACGGCTTTTGTGATTCCGGCGGCTACTGTTAATTTCTGCTCGGCTGTATGCATATGCATTATTTTGGTATTAAGATCAGCCATAGTAGCCATTAAGTTTGCGACTGAATCGAAAGCCTTTGGATCTTCTGCCGCAATAGCAACACGGAGAGCTTCTTGTAGAGCAGTTCCCCCGAGGCTCAGAATATCTTTTAGATTTGTCCTAGCTTCTGCCGCATCACTAATTACCGTAGCATTAGTATCATCTCTCGGTGCTGGCAGATATTCCGCCATTACTGGAGACACATTAAACATTTTAGACATTTTATCCATTATAGACCATCCAGATTAGAAAGTTCTGAAGCCATATTATTTACATTCGAGGCGTGTATACCGATCATACTACCTAACTTTGATAGTGAATCAGTTGCGGCAGCAGTCGCGCCAGGAAGATTGGCTATTGATTTGGTCATCACGGATATACTTGTATCAATTGAACTCATACTAGCGCCAACCCCAGTTAAGGCCGTTACAGCTGTACTAATTTTTACTAGGGGATTATTTAATTTCGAGCCAGTAGCCAAAAGTTTCTGTGCCACTTTATCCAAATCTGTGTCGATACCCAGAGAATTTGCCAAATTATTTAATTGGGTTGTTGTATTTGCTATTGTGGTAATAGTACCTCTAATTGCTGCTACGGGTGTTGTCAATTGAGTAAGATTCTTACCTAAAGTGACTAGATTGCCGCCAAAATTATTGAAGTCAGAACCAACTTGTTTTATGATTGTGCCTAAGGCTGATGCTCCACTGCCAGATGCTTGCCCGGGTATGGTTATTGTGGACGCAGAAATCGCCTTAGCGCATACATTGGCACTAGCAGATATATCTGAGCCTATTATAGCACCATTCTGTGCCATGGCCGCGCCGACATTCAAAAATGGGTTGTTTGGTAGAAAGTTTCCAATATCAGAAAAAGATGAACCTATTGATGTCGGTAGACTGGTATTAAATGGTGAGGCAAAGGCTGCGCGGCCGCCAATGTTTAGACCACCCATAATACCTGTTGCATTACCGCGACCCTCATCGGCGGGACTATTTCTAGGAATACTAACCGGTGGGTCTTGCTCATTATTACTCCACCATTTATATTGGATCATAACATTAAGTTTTAATGGGTTATGATCCTCATACGAAAGTCCAATATCCGAAACCGTTTTCGGATATGCTTCATGAAGAATTACTTTATAGACTTCCTTGCCCTTCTTATCTTGAACTATGATTGTCAATGGCTTTACATAATCCTTATAAAAGCCTGCGGTTCGAGAGTTTGTATTGTATACCTTAGTCATCCATTCTCTAAAATATGCTTGAGTATCAAACTCCGAGGTTAGATAAAAGGAAAGTGAAACCGGCGGATATGTCACACCATATGAGTATTCTGTCACCTCACCGAATGCTCTAAGTTCAGATGTCAGTATATTGATACCGGGTAGGGAAGCCACCTCACATTGCATTGATACATCGCGCTGATCAACGCCAGAACTCAGTTGAGGAAGAATAATAGAATAGTGGGAACCAACTACTAAGCCTTTGGTTTTAACGAGACTTTTAAACTCTTGGTATGATGCGTATGACATTAGAATTTACCCTTTGAGTCAGACCAAACGCGTGAAGACGTAGCCTTATGGAATTGATGGCTTGGAAGTAGGGCCGCGGTATGCCAATCATTAGGCAAAATTTCCATGAATGGCGACTTTACGTGTTCAAATAGATACGACTTGATACATGCTTTTGCTGGCGCTAATCGGGCTACACTTTTTATAATATCCCAGTCGTATTGCATTTTTGCTCTTGGATTATTGACATTAACATTTGCCACCTTGATAAGAGCTTTTAATAGTTCGAATCTGATAGGATAGTTAAGATAATGTAGATTCAGACCAATAAAATGAGTTGCTGTACGATCATATGGGAGTACTAATGGGAATCCATCAAAATAAGGAAGAACTTCCTTAAACTTTGGGTCATATAGAAAAGCATACATCTTACCGGGTATTAAGTTAGTGGTAAGAGTATTACTTTCAGACATTAGTGATTTTGCAGATACTTTTCTCTTATTAATATTGGAGATCTTTTCATTGAACCAGGCTGCGCTCTTCTTTACCTCATTTGGATTAATGTGGTAAAGTTCGAATGCCGTCTTTTTAATATCTTGTTTCATTAACAATTTAACTCTTTTTCTGTTAGAATAATGAAGATCATATTATTCTTTTTACACCATTCTTCGGCTGCAGCCCACTTAGCAGAATTGACTGCGAATGTTTTAGTGGCTTCATATAGTTGCTTGGTTTTTCTGGTTGTAACAGGCGCCATGGTCTCTTTTAACGGCTTGATTTCAGCCACATATCGAGTAATAATCTTATTGTTATCCTCAATTTCCATGATAATATCCGGGTGATACCGATGTAATCTATTGTCAACCGGAGAAATATAAGGTATCTGAAGCTCCTCGCTTACCCATTTAATTACCTGGGGATTAACATCACACCAGTTAAACATCTTTACTTCCCAAGAGCTTCGCGCAATAATGTTATTAACGTCGCCGATATATTTCTCTGGATGTCTAGGGATCCATCTGCGCGGTTTGGGTCTAGCCATATGTTGGGGTGAAGGGATAAATACTTATTTATTAAAGAATAACTATGGCTACCCAAGCAGATAGAAATAGAAATGTCACACTCAGTGAGTTAACTGATTCTAATGGCAAAAAATATGATATTACAAATCACTCTTATCCCGAGGATATTGAGAGTTCACCTCAGTATGGGTCGCATAAGGTATTGTTTTTTATTAATGTGCCTGTCGAGAGTAGAATTGCCAAAGCGGCTTCTGGAAACTTTGGAACGACTTCGACTCTTTTTGATGTTCCTAATGAAGATCAAAGGGCATTAAGTGGGACCAGTATATTAATTTCTGGTGCAGGATTTTCCCGCCCCGCTAGTGCTGTTGGTGGTTCTATAGTTGGTAGTTCGGATACTGCGACCTCTATTAAGGATGCTGACAAATCAATAGGCTCTGACTCGATGAAAAGATTAACTACTGCAATCTGCCTACATATGCCGAATTCGCTTAGAACTAGTTGGTCTGTGTCATGGGATGAAACTACTACCGCGGGGATGGCAGCGAATGCAGTCGGCGGTATACAAGCAGCAGGTGCTGCTGCTATAGCAGCGGCCGCTGCTGGATCAATACCCGGCGGTGCTAAACTCGCTGGAGCTGTGGCTGGCATTGGAACTGCGACTTCGATAGCCAAACGAATAAGTAATGATCTTTATCTTGCTAGGGCCACCAAGACCACAGCGTCCAATTCTAGGTCCGAACAATTATTCAATAAGGTGAACTTCAGGGAGTTTGAATTTACATATACTTTTTTTCCAAAAAGTGCTACAGAAGCAGAAAATGTACTGAAAATAGTTAGGACCTTTAGACATCATATGCTCCCAGAATTCAAAAATGACACCGAGCTAATGTATATCTATCCTTCCGAGTTCAATGTAAAGTATTATTTTGGATCAATTGAAAACCAAAATCTTGAAAAACAAATGACTGCAGTACTTACACAAATGTCGGTCGATTATACTCCCAACGGTCAATTTACAACATTTGCCAATGGCGCGCCAACTCAAATTAATATGTCGCTTACCTTTAAGGAAATCGGTATTACTACAAAAGAAACAAGCCCCTCAGATTCTGTTGGTCTATAAGGTTAAAGATGAGCTACTTCCAAAACTTTCCAAAACTATATTATCAGTTTAACATTGGCGATAGATCAGAATTAAAAGTCATTACCGATCTCGCCTTCAATACCAGATTTAGACCAGACATTCTTGATAATATTGAAATCTTTAGTGAACTCTTTATCAGTGAAGGTGATACACCAGAACTAATTTCCGAGAAACTATATGGTACTCCTCTATATCATTGGACTATTATGTTAGCCAATGATAAACTTAGCATTGAGGATTTTCCCATTACACAGTTACAAGTTGAAGAATATACATATAAGAAATATCGTCAAGCGCCGACCGATAATAAACAGACCGTCCTAACTGCTAGAAAGATATTATTTGGTATACCTCTTACCTGGGATTATAAGAATGATATTCGAGATGTCTCAGAGCCATTTACAAGAGCCGTCTCGAATCTCGAATATGAGATCAATATAAACGAAGCGAAAAAGAAGATTCGTGTAATTAGCCCAGCTGCCATTGAAAGTGTGGTATCAGAATTTAATAAACTATTCTAATCTGGTATCTCAATGAAAAACTTTACGCAAGCCGGGCAGATCACTATTGATGAATGCATGTTATTGAAGCCAGGGCAAGACGGCGTCAGTATTATTGACCAATTGGCTTCAATAACACTCTATGAGGATCTATATTCTCCATTTATCACTGGACAGGTTACTCTATCAGATACCGGTGATATACCGAACTTAATTGGTCGTGGTGGTAAGGATCTCTTAAAGTTAAAGATGTATACTCCCTCTATTAATGAGGAAAATTATATCGACGGCTTTTTTATGATATACAAGATCGGTGATAGATTTAATACAGCCGATCGGTTGCAGCATTATACCTTATTCATTGTATCAGAAGAATACTTTTTAGACACATCGAGAAGAATCAGTAAGACATACTCGGATAATGCCAATAAGATAGTAAGTAACATACTAACCAATACCCTTGAATCATCGAAGAAGTTAAATACTACGGGTGAATCCAGTATTATCAAGTATACCTCAAATTTTTGGAGCCCATCTAAGAATTTCAATTATATCACTAGTCATGCCGTAGATGATAAGGGATCGCCATCACTTTTGTTCTTTGAAAATAGGTATGGTTTCAATCTGCATTCGCTTGACCATCTAATCAATAGTATCGATAGTCCTCCGATTCAGACATTTACCAGTTC